TTACGAATTCTTTCTCAGATTCTCCATGATATCGACCGTTTCATTTCTCATCTTATCTGTCACATGCGAGTAAGTATCCATCGTAATTGAAATTCTGCTGTGGCCCAATCGTTCAGATATTTCTTTCATTTTTGCGCCATTTTCGAGAAGAAGTGTAGCATGAGTATGTCTGAGAGAATGGAAGTTAAAAGAGAGGGAGAGTGCATTCGATATCCTTCTTGTGTTCCATTTCACCACACTTGGCGTAACTAGCTCACCGTCTTCCTTCGTACATACTGCATTTGAATCAATGTAGAGCTTTCCATACTTCATTCGATTTTCTAATTGTTGTTTCTTATGTTTTTTCAGAATTGCTAGCAAGGTTTGTCCAATAAAAATCGTTCGATTGGAACTGCTTGTCTTTGGTGTACCATATACCCATTCGCCATCATTCTTTACCATTTGTTTCTCTACAGTAATTGTTCCATTTGAAAAATCGACATTATCCCACGTCAGACCACAAACTTCGCCAACGCGCATTCCCGTATAAAATCCAATATTCAAAGGAATATAGAAAGGATGGCCTTCAGGAGTGATTTCTAGCATATGATCAAAGTCCTCAAGAGAAATGATTTTTAGATCTTTTTTAGTCGTTGGTCGTTCTTCGTATTTTGGTATCTTTACATACAGCATAGGATTTTGCTTGATTAACCCCCAAGGATAAACCGCCATATTCAGCGCATTCTTAAGGACAGAGTGAGTAATAGTCATTGTTTTCTTCGAGTAACCCTTTTTAAATTCAGCATTGATGAAATTTTGTAAAAGAGCAGGGGAGAGATCCGTAAGTTTTTTCTTTCCTAAATAACCGTTTATATGATTTTTGATGGTAAATCGGTAGTTTTCATAGGTATTGTATTTTAGATTTAGTTTAACGTATTCCTCCATCCAAAAATCAAGGTATTGTTTTACTCGAGTATCCGTACCTAAAAAGTATTGTCCTGTTTCGTCAATATCTGATAAAACTTTTCGTAAAGCAGCTTCGGCCTCTGGTCGGGTGTCTCCGCCAACTTTCTCCACTTTTTTTCTTGAGCCATCATCATTGATATCTTCAAAATAATAATACCAACGTTTTCCACGTTTTCTCACACCGCCACGCACAAAATCAGTCCTTTCATATTGCTATGTCATTAGTACGATAGTTAAATTCTTTTGGTACATATAGAGAGGAAATAGATGTAAAATCCGTATTTTCAATAGAAGTACACGAACTTATGTTCCTTTGTGTTTAAAAAGAAAAGCCCGAAGGCCGATCTTTTTATATTCTAATAAATTAATCTTTTAAAGATAATTTTTATTAATTAGGTAAGTTATCAATAGCATATTGTGCTTGCTCGGGCGTATATTTTTCATATACCAATTGGTCATAAAGACCATCTTTAGAAAAAGCAGAATAATCTAAATAGTCTTTAGCAGCTTGAAGTGCATTCTCGTTCCAATCAGCGTTAATATTATCAATAGCATATTGAGCTGCATCAGCGGGGTACTTTTCATATATCAATTGATCATAAAGTCCCTGCTGAGAAAAAGCAGAATAATCTAAATAGTCTTTAGCAGCTTGAAGTGCATTTGAAGACTCAAGCGATACATCGTTAGAAGTTGATGGTTCCACTGATGAATCAGAAGAAATGGATGGATTGCTACTTTCTTCTAATGTAACTGATGAATCAGAAGAAATGGATGGATTGCTACTTTCTTCTAATGTAACTGATGAATCAGAAGAAATGGATGGATTGCTACTTTCTTCTAATGTAACTGATGTAGAAGTTGATGAGTATTGTGATTCGCTTAAACTAGAATATTCAGTATCGGAGATATTTTCCGATGTGGATGACTCGGTTTGGCTTTTAACAGTATTATCATCTCCACCACTTAATGCACCACCAACGATGAATACAACCAGAACCACAAGAATCCAAAACCAAACTCTTTTATAAAAAGGCTTTTTCTCCTTCATTACGTAAGTTTTTCCATCTTCCCCTGTAACTTTTTTCTTCCCCATTTTTTCCTCCAAAAATTAAATGATTTACTCCCACTTAATGGCAGGTAGTGATAGTCGCCAAAAATTAAATTTTTTATAAAAATTTATTTACAACATCAATAATTTGGCTTGAATAGTTATAGATATCTATTGGTTCGTTTAATTCATAAACTGTATGATTTTCATCATTCAGCTCAATTTTCATTCCGTTTGTATTAAATCGGACACGTAAAATCCATTTTCTTATATTATCATCTAACAAAATATTGAAATAACTTCTATTGTCACGATAGAATAATCGATCCAAAGGAATCTTATCTTTTAAGACTACTTTACAAATAGTATAAGCTTCTAATTCTTCAGGGGTCGTAACAATTTCACTATCTGTTTCATCTGTAGTATTAGATTCTGATTTAGTTTCATTGTCCTCAACAGTAACGGATGTCTTTAAAGCAGCACTCAGTTTATCATTTACTCTTTCAGCAATAAATTGGTTTAGCCCTTTTTTTATAATAGGTTTAAATTTTTCAACGGTTTGTTTAGTTTTCATACCATCATAAATTTCAGTAAGTAAATATTTTACGAAATCTTCAGTTGGATCATTGAGTTCAGAAGAAAGATAATTTTTTAATGAATTTAAATATTTAAGCTCAGCTGCAGAGCTCGTAATTTTGTCTACATCAAAATTATCTTTGTGAAATTTAGCTAATTCTGGGATTTGGCTGTCTTTAATTTTAGTAATATTAACAGTCAAAAATGGAGTAAGATCCATTTTATTTGGTTCATCTAAATCAGTAAAAAATTTATACTCTTCTCCGTTAGTTAGTATTCCAAATTTCGATACCGTAGTGCCAAAATATCTGAATAATTGAGAATCATGTTTTGTTAGTTGCTCATTAATTGATTTTGCTTCTATAAGTATTGTTGGCTTACCTTCAAGAACAATCGCATAATCAACTTTTTCTCCTTTTTTAATTCCAACATCTGCAGTAAATTCTGGAACGAATTCGGTAGGGTTGAATAAATCATAGCCTAATGCTGCAAAAAAGGGCATAATCAGAGAAGTTTTAGTAGCTTCTTCTGTTCCGATACTATCTTTTAATTCAACGACTCGTTTTCCTAATTGTTTTAATGTATCTTGAAATTTTTCTAACTCCATAGTTTTCCTCCGGGATTTTTTTCACTCCCACTTAGGGCAGGAAGTAGTAGCCGCCAATTAAATTAAAAATCTATACATACTTTCAGGAAGCCCATACAAATTTGTTAATTCCTCAACTTTTCTAGGGTATTGATCGTTGTCTTCTTTATAAAGAGAAACAATGAGATTAGCAGCAAAGCAATTAGCTTCGCTTTCTGATTTGCTTCTAGAATTTCTTGTAGAGACGTAATAACTTGATAATCCTTTGTGGAAAATGGCATGACCAAGCTCATGGGCGCAAATATAAAAACGCTCTTCTGATTCTTTCAATTCGTGGCTTAAGAGAATGACGGATCTCCCTAATAACTCTTGAAATTGTCCTTTCGGGTTATTCATAAATGGCACGTACTTAATTTGAATGCTCATTTGTTCACAAATGATAAAAGGATTAGCAGAATTATATTTCTGCTTTAATTTACCAGCTAGATTTATTACGTCTCTCTCCATAAAAATCACTTCTCTTTGTTTTTATCTTCTTTTCTAAATTCCCAGAACAAACCAGTTAAAATATCTTTAACACGCTGTCTCTCTTCATCTGTTAAAGTTTCACCGCCATAAGCCATATCTACGTTTGAATCAAGTATTTTATCGAGTTCAATCAAATCATCTTTATCTGCCCAATCCGGAGTTTGATTTCGACCTAATAAATAATCAGTTGTGACATTAAAATAATCAGCAAGTGCTGTTAGGGTTTCTCTGTCGGGGCTTCGTTCCCCACGTTCATAACCAGAAATTGAAACTTTAGATACATGGATAATATCACCTAATTGTTGTTGGGTTAATTTCTTACTTTTTCTTAATTCTTTTAATCTGGTTCCAAAGTCCATGTTAACACCTCGTTTCTATTATGATTTTATCGTTAACAAACGGTTAACACAAGGAATACAAAAAAAGTTAACTAATTGTGTAATTTTTTATTGACAATTAACAAATAGTTAATTAAAATATAGTTAACTTGAAGTTAACAAAAGGAGGAACTTAAATGGTGCTAAAAAATCTAGAAAAAATTAGAAAGGAAAACGGCAAAACTTTTCAAGATGTAGCTGATAAAGCTGCTCTAACTAAAGAATTTTACTGGATGATCGAGAAAGGAAAAAGAAAACTTTCCTATGAAAATGCAGTCAAAATCGCTATGGTGTTTAATAAAGAACCAGATGATATTTTTTTAGAGACATAGTTAACTAAAACGGAACTAAACTAAATGATGAGGAGATGATTCTAATGACACGACAAGAAAAAATAAACATCGTACTTGATGTTAGACCTAGACTAGTTCACATCATCAAGTGTGCTACAGATGATCAACTTGATCGTTTAGTTGAAGAAGTTCAAAAAGAGCTTGAACGTGAACTAGACGAAGCAGCTTTCGTTTGATTCTTTAAATTAATAGTATAAAAAAATTGCTCGTATTGATATACGGGCGAATAAGAATATGAGGTGTTTAAACTGTTAAAAAAATCAAGTGTTATTCGAGAATCGTTAGTCGAAGTAATTAATAAGAGTGGTGAGACCAAAAAGGAAATAGCAAGACAAATCAACGTCTCTCAACAGTCATTAAGCGATTGGACAACATTGCTTAATACGAAGCCCGTGACGTTGGAAAATGCTCAGGCGTTAACGGATCATTTTAGAGATTCAGATTTCACTCTTCAAGTGATTCATGAGTTCTTTGGTTTATTTAAATCAATAGATGGTGATGTTTATAGGAGAGATCCTTCATCATTAGACAAGTTGCAAATGATTGAATCAGATGAGCGGAAACAGAAGAAGCAAGAAGTAGAGAAAATTCTTCTTAAACAAGTAAATTACTTAACTGTTGATGATCGTCAACAAATCATTGCATATGCTTATGAATTTTTAGATGAAATCATGGTGGAAGTAACACTAATAAGTGCATTATGCGAAATACTTGGAATCGATATTCGCAAGCTTAGTGAGGAACGGCTGTCGTACTGGGTAGCACAAGGATATATGAAAGGATGATGGAAATGGAAACATTGGAAAATATTTTTCCAAAAAAAGTTGTCTTGAAGCGCAACAATAAAAGAAACATTGAAAAATTAACATACTCAGTTACTGAAGCGGCATTAGCTATAACAACAAATCCTCAAAATGTTAAAGATTTGATTGAGATGGGATACATCGGTTTTTTGAAACTCGGTGAAATTAGAATTCCTAAAACTGAAGTCGCTCGATTTTTAGAGAATCATATGAATGAAGATCTTGCTAGCGAAATTGCTAAATATAGAGAGGAGAGAAAGAAATGAAAACTGTATTTAAAATGACTGTCAAGAGCGCTTTGCTTATGAGTCTAGTAGCAATCGTACTGGCAAGTATTAATCCAGCATATGCACTTATTTATTGGGGAACCTTAGTAGCGGTTACTGCTGTAAGAGAAAGTTTCAAAATGCCAACACAAAAAAGACCGACCAGCGACGGCAATCGCTAATCGGCAACATATCAAAATAACTTAACTGTATTTTAGCACGAAAGGAAGGCTAAAACAATGAATGATTTTGGACAAGCGCTCGATCAGTATTTGACGACTCCCGAATGGGGCAACCCACATCAAGAGGAGGAAGACGATGAGTAAATCTACCTTAGAAATGAGCCATCAAGAATGGCTTGAAGACCGTAAGAAAGGCATCGGAGGTTCTGATGTCGGAACGATTTTAGGATTGAATAAGTGGAAATCACCTTATCAACTCTGGCTAGAAAAAACAGGACAAGTCGTACTTGAAGAATCAGAAAATGAACCAGCTTATTGGGGCAATGTTTTAGAAGAAGTTGTTGCCAAAGAATTTCAAGAACGAACAGGCAAAAAAGTACGTAGAAGAAACCAAGTATTTGAACATCCATTACATCCATTTTTAAGAGCAAATATTGATCGTGACGTAGTAGGGGAAAACGCCATTCTTGAATGCAAAACAGCTAACCAATTTCTTGGTAAAGAGTGGGAAGGAGAAGAAGTCCCGCTTAGCTATCTCTGTCAGGTTCAACATTATATGAATGTTTTAAATAAAGATTATTGTTATATCGCTGTGTTGATTGGCGGACAAAGATTCATTTGGAAGCGAATTGCGAGAGATCAAGAATTGATCGATACGATTACAGAACGCTTGGTTGAATTTTGGGAAACAAATGTAGTTGAAGGTATCGAGCCTGTAATTGACGGAAGTGAAGCGACTGCTGACTTCTTAAAAGAAAAATATGCAGATGTAGAAGAAAATCAAACAGCTCTACCATCGCGTTTTGATGAACTTATCGAGCAAAAAAGAGAACTCAAGCGGACGAAAAAAGAAATTGAGTCAGCTATCCGTCAAGTAGACAACGAGATTATCAGCGAGCTAGGAAAACGTGAGGCAAGTATTGGCATTACACAAAGGAACATCATCAGCTGGAAACTTGTTAGTACTAAACGCATGAACACGAAGAAACTAGCAGAGAAATATCCAGATATCGCAAATGACGAAGAGATTTATAACGTTACTGAATCAAGAAGACTAACCGAAAAGGAGATCAAATAATGAATAAATGCCCACGGTGTGGAAGCGAACTTCGAGAACCATCATGGAATTATTGTGTGATTTGCGGATTACCGATGAAGGAGGAAAAAAACAATGGCAACAAATGAATCGTTAAAAAAACAACTGACTGAACAAAATACTCAAGTGGTTGACCCATCAAAGTTAGGTTTTAAAGCTTTGATGAGTACGCCAGCAATGAAGAAAAAATTTACTGATATTCTACATGAAAAATCGGATTCTTTTATGGGATCGCTCATGACTTTAGTTGGTGGTGATAACTATCTGTCCAAAGCAGAACCAATGACCATTATTGCTTCCGCACTAAAAGCAGCAACTATGGATCTACCTATTGATAAAAATTTGGGATATGCCTATGTTGTTCCATTCAATAGAAAAGAAAAAGTTGGAAAAGAATGGATTACACATAATGAAGCGCAGTTCATTCTAGGATACAAAGGCTACATTCAACTTGCGCAACGTTCGGGGCAATATAAAGCTCTGAATGCATTGGAGATATACGAAGGACAATTGATTGAGTGGAATCCTTTAACAGAAGAATTTACATTTGATTACAATGCTAAGCAATCAGACAAAGTTATCGGATATGTTGGTTTCTTTGAACTATTAAATGGATTTAAAAAGACAGTCTATTGGACTAAGCAAGAAATAGAAGCTCATCGAATTAAAAATGCAAAGGGATATGACAAAGAAAAACTATCTGGAGCTTGGAAGGATAATTACGATGCAATGGCCATTAAAACAGTTCTGCGGAATCTTTTATCTAAGTGGGGCATTTTATCAGTAGAGATGCAAACTGCTGTTACATCGGACGAGAAGGTTTTCCGATTAAACGAGAATGAAGAGTTGATTGAAGAAACAACTCTATCAGAAATGGAGCCAGAAAGAAAAACAGTAGAACCCGTTATGGATCAACCTGCAGAAGATTCAGATATTCAAACTGGGTTATTCGATGCATCAAATCCACCATTAAACAAATAGCGAGGGAGTTATCTCCCTCTTAACATCAAAACGAAAGGAGGAACACAATTGGATTACATCGGACAGCTTAATGCTTTTGACAATTGGCTTGAATATAACGAGCTTGGCGCTGGTCCCCAACTGCTTTGGTATAAGCTAATGGCTATAGCAAACAAAAGTGGATGGCAGAGCGAATTATCGATTGCCAATACAAGGCTACAAGCAATGACTAAAACGTCTGAAAAAACATTGATTAACAATCGTAATCAATTGATCCAAAACGGACTCCTTCAATATAAAAAGAGAGGTCGTACAAAAGCTGGAGTTTATATTCTTTCTGATCTAACTGGAAATTTTACAGTAAAAACTACAGTAGATAATACGGTAGAAAACTCCGCTACTGGAAATATTCCAGTAGATAGTAAAGTAAATCCGAAAGTAAATAGGGAAGTAAATCCTTCAGTAGATTCTACAGTAAATCCTTCAGCTTATATAAACAATACAAAACAAAACAAGACAAATAAAGAAGATGATATAGGCGTGTATGAGTTCATCCAAAAAAGTTGGGGGAAAGCACCTACTGGACTTTTGCAAGGAGCATTAGGACCGATGATTAAAACTTGGGGAGCAGATATGATTCTCTTTGCTTTTAAATTAGCTTTCGAAAACAACGTTGAGATGCCAGGATTGAAAAAATACGTTGAAGCGATATTAAATTCATGGAGTAATCAAGGAATTAAGACAATGGAATCAGCAGAAAAAGCCCAAGAAGATTTTAAGAACAAGAAAAAACAAAACTATCTTCCTAAACGTCAAAACAATGTACGGCGTGAAAAGTTACCTGATTGGGTCAACAAACCTCAAGAAGAAAAGACGCTAGATCCTGATAAAAAAGCAGAATTAGAAGCCCGCTTTGCTGCTTATCAGGCTAAGAAGGAGGCGCTTCTTGAGAACGAATAAATATCGTAATCGAAAAACTATCCATCGAGGTATCAAGTTCGATTCTATCGCAGAAGCAGAGTACTACGATCTAGCCTTATGGCAAGCTGAAGCGAACGGCTGGAAAGTAAAACTTCAGGAACGATTTGAGCTGATGCCGAAATTTGAACTAGACGGAAAGAAGTATCGCAAGATCGAGTATATTCCCGACTTCACATTTTATAAAAACGGTAAACTTGTCAAAGTCGTAGATGTCAAAGGAATGCAGACAAAAGACTTTAAGATCAAGGCAAAGTTGTTCTGTCATCAATATCAAGTGCCGTTGATTTTAGCTAAAAAATATCGGAATACGTTCAAGGAAGAGCGTTTTTAACGAGGTGGTCCATCATGACAACAGAAGAAGTGATTCAAATGCGTATTCGAAGCCTTCAGCGTGAGATTGACGATCTGGAGCGGACAAAGGCAGTAATGGTCAATGAAACGGCGAGGAAGGCAATCGATTTGCATGTAGAGAATTTAAGAAGGGAAATTCGTAGATTGGAGGAATGATCGTGGATAAGAAAGTAGCAATGAAACGAATTGCTGAATTAACCAAGTCAGAATCTTGGCAGGAAGACAAAGAAATAGTTGCAGAAGTCCAAAAGCTCGGTAAATCAATGTGGGCTGAAAAAACCAATCGGAAAACGCCGAGAAAAATTGCAATCTGGCATGGTGATCGAATTCTAGTAACAGGTACTGCTGAACAGTTATCTGAAATTACTGGATTAAGCAAAAACATTATTTGGGATAGAGCTAGGAGCTTATGGATTGATTCAAAAGGACGACAGTTTAGGTATGTGGAGGAGAAATAATGGACGAACTAATCACAAAAGTAGAGCAGTGGGCTAAAGATAAGGGATTGGATCAAACTGATTCCAGCAAGCAAATGTTAAAAACGATCGAAGAGATTGGGGAAGTTGCCGCTTCTCTAGCTAGAAAAGATGAACATGGTTTAAGAGACGGAATTGGAGACGTAGTAGTAACCTTGATTATTTTAGCTATGCAAAATGATATGGATTTGTACGAGTGTCTGAACCAAGCATACAACGAAATCAAAGGACGCACAGGGAAGATGGTAGATGGTGTGTTCGTGAAGTCGAGTGATTTGGAGGATGTGAAATGAAATACGAAATACCACTAAGTGAAGCGGGCATTCAAGCAATTATCAATGGTCGGGAGGTTAACATAGAACTTCCTGATGGTACTGAATTAGTCATCAGACAAAGTTATTTGAAAGATATGGCAGCTCCAGTATTAATTGATCGTTTTAACGTGACTGATTCTGTGGTAGAGAACCACTTAAAAGAATTTCGATCAAGTATAGACAACACTTTCAGATTAGGGAGTTGATTGAAAATGAACAACAGGCACCGCAGAATAACAAAACTAAGAAAACAGGAACTGAATGTACTAAAGACAAAGTTTGAAAAAGAATATGGAATTTCAACAGAAGAAACATATAAAGTGGCAAGCCAGTATGTTGCTGATGCAAGTGATGCTATTCGTAAGTTTGGAATTTCGATATTAAGTGATGATCGTAAATGGGAGGAAAAAGAATGAAACTAAAAGACGGATTTTACGCTAGTAGTCATGGTATCGGCGGTTTAATGCTAGATATGCCGACAAAGAACCCTAAAACACGTAAGAAACCAAAAGTAAAAGTTGGCGACATGGTCCGCTGTGAAGCAGAGGAGTTCATCTATCCGTTTCGTGGATATGTAGAGCATCTCTATAATCACTCAGCAATCATTCGTATTGAAAACACGATGAAATGTGACAAGTGGTTAGCGAAAAGTAAAGAGAATTTAGCAGTGGTGAGATTGGTGGATATTGAACTAATCAATGACAAATAAAAAAAGCCGGATCGCTCCGACTGATGTAATAAATCCGACAAGTTTATTATATCACATAAAGGAGCGGTTTGACTTGATGCAATTGTTACGAGAGGTAGATTTCAAACAGACAAGATGTAATGCGAGAGATGTGCTGAAGAACTTTCGGCGTTTGGAGCGGATGGCAGGTCGCTCTTTGATAGATATTAAGTCGCCGATTATTACGGATATGCCGAAGGCACCGAAGCACGGTAATAAGGCAGAAGACGCGATTATTCAGATGATGGATATAGAAGCAGAGAGAGATGCGATTTTAGCGGCTTTGATGGCATTGAGTATAAACAGTCGGCAAATACTTTACTATTGCTACTGCGTGCCTGAAAACTTCTCAAACTATAAGATAAGTCGTGAGGTTGGTTATTCAGAGAGAAGCATTCAACGGATGAAGTCAGAAGCACTGATTGAGTTCGCAGAAGCATATAGACATGGGAAAATTAGCACTTATAAATAATTTGGCGGTTTTTTGGCGGAATGATGGCGGTTTTGCAACGTTTTGCAGTGATATTATGATAGTGTCGAAAGATTAGTGATAGGTCTGAGACAAAATAAAACGCAAGGGAGGAAATCTCCCTCATCGTTGTAATTAAGCTTCGATAGACAGCAGCAAATAAACTAAAGGATGTGGGGTTCAGCTCCTACAGTTAGTTCATGTGTTGCTGTCTATTAATTGCAACTCTTTCGGTTTTATTGAGTATTTACTCAACTTAAAAAAACTGTTGTTTGTAGATGTAAGTTGTGCCTATTATACATAGTAAAAAATGATATAATAAACCCGTGGTGCTAGTTAATTTTTTCCTAGAGGAAAATGTCTAAACATGTTGGTAAATCAACAAAAAAACGCATATAGTAGTCTCAAAACTCCCAAGAAATGAGGACTACATATGCGTTCATCAAAATATACTGAACATTATACAGATACTTTTATAACATTCAAGGAAATTATGAGAACTGTTTCTAACATATACCACAATTGTGTACCAGATAAGATTAAAAACCGAAGAAATACTGATCAACTGAAGCAACGCGATACAGTGATTATTGCTTGTGTTATATGGGGCATAATTAATGGCTATACTAGCCAAAGAGCCACGTATAGAGCGGTTTGTTCCGTCTTATTTCCTAATGGTGACTTTCCTAGTAGGAGTCGATTCACTCGCTTAAGTTCAAACTTAGCTTACACTATCAAGATTATTCGATACTTTTTCATCAAGAAGCTCACCAAAGGTGAACTAGTCGGAATTATAGATAGTTTTCCTAGTCCATTATGTAAACCAGTTAGAAATAGACAAGCAAAACTATTGAATCAAATAGCCAAAGTTGGCTATAACTCAACAAAAAAATCTTATTTTTATGGTCTTAAAATTCATATGATCGTTACTAAGACTGGCTTTCCGATTACTTACTCAATCACGAATCCAGGTGTCCATGACGTGAAAGTGTTAGAGACTTTATCGGAAGAAGCGAATCTTCCCAATATCCTAGGGGACAAAGGATATATTAGCCATAAAATCCATGAAAAGCTTGCCCTTAAGGGCATTACTATATCCGTTCCGCCACGTAAAAACATGGATAAATCAGAAAAACTAGACCACAGCTTACTTGGAAAACAAAGAAAAACAGTTGAGACTGTTTTTTCTTCCTTAGAAAAATTAGGTTGTCAAAATTTCAACTCACGTTCTGTTAAAGGGCTAGAGAGTAGATTTGAAAGCATATTACTGGCTTACAGTGTTCTATTAAGTCGAGCACAACGACGTTTTGAAGGAACTTTGAGATATTCTTTAGGATATTAAAATTAACTAGCACCACGGGTATAATAAAAATATTACGAAAGGGGTGAGAGTGCTTGGAAGACAAAATGTATTTAAGACAAAATGTTTTCACAAAAAAAGATATTGAAAATCAAATTAATGGATTTATACAGAAATTAGAAAGTGCAAATTCTTATTTGATAAATAAGGAACTAAATAAAGCTTATGACCAGTGGAAAGAAGTATATGATGAGTTGAAATCGATTCAAAATGAAACAAAATTAGTACGGACGGAGAAAAAGAATACAAATAGTTTCTTTTTTGATGGATATGCTATATTGATGTTGGAAACTGTAGCAAAACAAAATATAAAAGCTTCCAAAAAAGAACTATCTGACAATATTGATAACGTATTAGCCGAATTAAGGTATTACGTTATGCAAATAAAAGATGTTAGGATCACTCTTTGAGTGGTCTTTTTATTTTTGCACAAAGGAGGTAACAACAATGTATAGACCACAATACTTAGAACAGAAGTATGAAGTAATCACCGTTCATAAAGGTAATGGCGAAAAAGTACATGAGTTTAGAAGACCAATAAAGAGCGATACATACAAACGAAAGGAAAGCAATGAAGTTATTCCATTGTATGGCAAAAGAATAGCTAAGCATTAAATAAGATTGCGAAAGGAGACGGAATATGACCGAGGAATTCTATAGATGGCTATTACAGTTGATAAGAGAAGATAGTTTAGTTAAGTTCTATCAGTCTCCTAAATGGCGCAGGCTTAGAGAGAAAGCGATGAAACGAGATCACTATGAATGCCAAGAGTGTAGAAGACTAGGTAAGTATCATAGAGTAGAAAACGTTCATCATATAAAGGAAGTCAAGGATAGACCTGACTTAGCTTTAGATTTAGATAATCTTATTTGTTTATGTGTTGAACATCATAATGAAGTTCATGGCAGATATCTTACAGCATTGGATAAACAAGAGAAGAAGATAGAAAGCTTTGCTAACTTCGATGCAAGTGAAAGGTGGTAAGTGCATGGTCATCAATGACAATGGCAGAGAGTATGACACAGAGAAGATTGAAGAGTATTCATCTTATACTCAGGGATTAATTAAACGTTTGATATACGTTCGCTATGTAGGCATCAGAGATCTGTTATCAGATAACTGCTGTAGCAAATACAAAGTGAATCAAGTAAGAGAAGCGTTGAATAAAGATAATAACGTTGAAAGAATAAAAAATGTTTTTGGATATAGCATTGAAGAGATTAATTACTACATTGACTTCGCTGAAGCTTTCATTCCGATGGTGAGATAACCCCCCCTTAAAATAAATCGCAAATTTTTTGGGGGTGATGAAACGGAGGGGGCTGTCAGGAAAAGAGATTTTTTCGAACTTTATCATGAAAGGAGGGCTAAAATGTTTAAAAACGAATTGTCTCAAAATCGCTACAGAGAAAAATTACGCCGCTCTTTAATAAGCCAATTGGAAAGTCAGAAAACAAATATTGAGCCATTCTTAGATAATGTTGATCGTTATATCAGTTTATGGGAAACGGCGATATCACTGGAAGAAGATATATCCGAGAACGGCATTAGATTGGAGAATGGTAAAAAGAATGAATCAGTAGCGTTGCTTGTTTCTGTCAACAAGCAAATGGGATTGATGTTGGATAAACTTGCCATTACTCCTGAATTGGTAGGTGAAGCAAATGAATCAATTCCTGAGTTATAAGCATATTGAAAATTGGTTCAAAGCTATAGAAGAAGGCACTATCAAGGTATGCAAAGAGCAATTATTGCTAAAAAAGTATCTAGAAGAAAGAGTCTTTACTAGAGAAGATATTTACTTCGATAAGCAAATGGTAGAGGATTCAATCAATATTCCAGCACAATACTTTCCATTTGAATTAATTCCGTGGGAAAAATTTCTACAATGTTTTATTTATGGAGTCCGATGGAAAAAAGATAAAACGTTAGTGTTCAATAGATATCTTTCATTAATGGGACGTGGTAATGGTAAAACTGGTTTTGCTTCTTGGAACAATTTTTTCTTGCTGACTGCAAAACACGGTATTAAAAATTATGATATTGATATCTATGCCAATAATGAAAGCCAAGCAAAGACTAGTTTTGATGATGTATTTAAAGTAATTAAAGATCATCCTGATTTAGATAAAAAAGTATTTAAAGCTACGAAGGAAGTTATTCAAAATATCGCTACAAATAGCAAGCTTCGTTATAACACGGCAAACGCTAGAACAAAAGATGGTAAGCGACCAGGTGCAAACCGCTTTGATGAAATTCACGAAAATGAAGATTATTCAATGATAAATGTGGCTACTTCTGGTGGTGGTAAAATTCGAGATTATAGAGAATTTTATGATACAACTAATGGTCATGTTCGTGGTGGTCCGCTTGATGACATTATAGAAGAATCAAAAATGATTCTTTCTGGAGAACTTGGAATTGACAAGGATGGAGCAGAATTTTCTAGTTTGTTTCCATTTATTTGTCGCTTGGATAACGATAATGAAGTTGATGATCCCGACATGTGGGAAAAAGCTTGTCCAACTATTAATTACAATGCAGATTTAAAACGGAAAATGTTTCAAGAATACTCTCAAATGCAACGTAATGCTGGTTTAAGACTTACGTTCATGACAAAACGAATGAACAGACCTATGGAAGATACACGATTTGCTGTTGCTTCATATGATGATGTTCTGCATACGAAAGAAAAAGAATTTCCTGAAAAAATGGATGAAGTGATAGGAACAGTCGATTTTGCTGATAGACGAGATTTTGCCAGTGTTGGGTTGCTAGGAAAATATGATAAAGATGTGTATTTTACCCAACATACTTTTATCCACGAATCAGCTCTTCGATTACAGAACATAAAACGAGAGGTTATAGATATTTCTATAGATCAAGGAAAATCACAAATCGTTCATGGGAAAAATATAGAAGCTGATTATATTGTAGGTTGGTTTCTTGAAATGAGTAATAAATATTATATTAAAAAAATCGCTATGGATATGTACCGTGCAAAAATATTGAAGCCCGCTTTAGAAGAAGCAGGTTTTACTGTGGAAATTGTTCGAAGCGGATCTGTTACACATGGTATGTTAAAAGATCTGGTTGATGACCTTTTTATTAATCAACGTTTATTTTTTGGTGACGATGCGATTATGCGTTGGTATTGCATGAATGTATATGAAGAGCATATTTCTAATGGAAATATACGCTATGAAAAAATAGAACCTGAAACTAGAAAAACGGATGGCTTTTTTTCATTCCTTCATGGTTTGAATTTTTTAGATGATATTTATGATTCTGCTCCTGTAACAGTCACAAATAGCTCAGTAGAAAATACAGGAACTGGATTTACTCCTCTAGTATTCTAACTTGAAAGGAGGTGAGAAAGTGGGGATTTTTCAAAAGGCGGTAGGATACTTCACAAAAAAAGCAACAGTTCCTTTAGAAGAATATTTTTGTAAATTGCAAGTTGATTTTGTGTATCGAAAATTTGCAATTGAAACTTGTATTGATTTGATTGCAAATGCGATGAGCAAAGCGGAATTCAAGTCATATGAAGATGGAAAAAATAAAAAGAATGATCTTTACTATAGGCTAAATGTAGCTCCTAATAAGAAAAATAATGCAACAGAATTTAGAAAAAAACTGATCAGGAGATTAATATTCTACAATGAAGTATTGATCGTTTCTCCGTCTAATAATTCTAGCGAAATATTTATTGCGGATAGTTGGGATATCACAGAGTATGCATTAAAAGATGATGTGTTTTCTCAAGTGCAAATTAACAACATAGTCCTTGATAGAGAATTTCTAGAAAGTGATGTTATCTATATAAAATACGCAGATCAACAAATTAGGCAACTAGTCGATGCGTATTATCAAGCGTATGGGAAACTCATTTCTAGTGCCATGAATGTTTACAAGCGTTCTAACGCTCGTAGATACGTACTGAAAGGGAATTTATTCCGACCGCAAGACAATACAACACAAGACCAAATCAATAAAATGATGACATCGCAGTTCAAACCATTCATGGAAGCGGACAATGCAGGGGCAGTATTCCAACTACAAGAAGGATTCAATTTAGAAGATTTCAGCGGAAACTTCCAAAGCAATTCAAGAGATATAAAAAACTTAATAGACGACATCTTTGAGATGACAGCAGCAGCGTTTCACGTTCCGAAAAACCTACTAAAGGGAGACATGAGTGGGTTATCGGATCAAGTGGACGCTTTTTTAATGTTCGAAATCATTCCAATTGCTGAACTTATTCAGGATGCGTTTAACGCTAGTCTCTATGAAGCAGAAGAATACCTGTCAGGGAATTTTGTACGTGTTGATACAACTATGATCAAGATTACTAGCTTCAAAGATTTGGTTGACGCTATTGATGTAGGCATTAGAAATGGGGTATTTACAATCAACGAAGGAAGAGAACGCGTTGGAAATGATCGCTCTGATAAGGCGATGGCAGATGAAATATTTATAACTAAAAACAACCAACAAGTATCGAAAGGAGGTGAGGCGAATGACGACAATGAAAACATTTCTAGCGGTAAAGAATGAAGGAACAGTACCGCAAATTTTTATTCAGGGATTTATTGGCTCTAGTTGGTTCTTTGAAGGGAATACTGATAAGGGAATCAAAAATATTTTGGATAGTCTAGGTGATCAAGAAGAAATTGAAGTAGTGATTAATTCAAACGGTGGAGACGTATTTCAAGGGATTGCTATTGGGAACTTACTTAAGTCAAATAAAGCAAAAGTTAACGTTGTGATTAACGGCTTAGCCGCTAGTGCTGCTTCAATTATCGCAATGGCTGGCGATACTATAAAAATTTACAACAATGCACAATTGATGATTCACCGCGCTTCCACATATGGAGAAGGAAATGTCGATGACTTCCGCACGATTGCTGATCAATTGGAATCAATTGATAAATCGGTAAAGGCTTCATATAAAACACGATTCAACGGTACAGATGAAGCATTGCAAGAACTTCTTGAAAAAGAATCGTTTATGGATGCAGAAACAGCTTTGAGTTATGGATTGGTCGATGAAATTATCGATGCAGAAAATAGCGCAGGTACTGAAGCTAAGAAAGAACAAAGCGTTGAAGAAATTTTGAATGACGTTGAAGAAAAAAGAGCAGAAAAAATTGCTGCATTTACAGCAGCATTAAATAAAACATTTGGACAAGGAGATGCAAAATAATGACAGTTAAAAATTTAAAAGGTGTAACAGCTGCAAGCGACCAATTGATGAAAGCTTTTAAAGATGGTAACGAAGAATCTTTTAGCGCAGCTATGGTAAGTTTATCTAAGGAAATTCAGGATAAAATTTTAGAAGAAGCAACAGCAAAAAATCAAGATCAATTAGTATTAATGAACCGTGGTCAGCGTGTACTAACTACACAAGAAACAAAATTCTATAACGAAGTAGTGAATAACGAAGGTTTTGCAGGAGTTGAAGAATTAGTACCAGCTACTGTATTTGAACGCGTATTTGAAGATCTAGAACAATCTCATCCACTATTGCAAAAAATTACTTTTGTTAACACAACTGGTGTAACAGAATGGATTGTGTCACGTGGAGTCAATCCAGCATGGTGGGGTAAACTTTGCGAAGCTGTTAAAAAAGTTTTAGATAATGGCTTTGACGTAATTAACATGAAGCAGTTCAAGCTATCAGGTTATATTCCTGTATGTAAGGCAATGCTTGACTTAGGTCCAGTATGGTTAGATCGTTATGTCCGTACTGTTTTAGTAGAATCATTGAGAATTGCATTAGAACAAGCAATCGTTGATGGTACTGGTAAAGATATGCCAGTCGGAATGATGCGTGATATGAGCAAACAAACTAGCGGAGAATATGCTGAAAAAACAGCAGAACCTATTACAGCTTTAGATGCTGCAACTATGGGCGGTTTGATGGCACGACTATCAAAATTCAATATCGAAGGCGTAGATGATCCGATTTATCGTAATGTAAATCCTTCTGATGTGGTCCTAATTGTGAATCCAACAGATTACTGGTCTAAAGTTTTCCCAGCTAAAACCGTACTAACTGCTAATGGAGAATATGTACAAGTATTGCCAGTACCAGTTTCAGACTTGCAGTCAACAGCTGTGCCAGAAGGAAAAGCAGTTATTGGGGTAGCTTCAGATTACTTCATGGGTGTAGGATCTACGCTAAAAATTGAAGCTTCAGATGAATACCATTTTGTTGAAGACGAACGCATTTATCTAGCTAAACAATATGCAAACGGACAACCTAAACGTAATGATAGTTTCATTGTATTAGATATTAGCGCTTTGGGAACTACTACTACAACTACAAAACCAACAACCACAACAACTACAACACAAGCGTAGGTGATCAGAATGAAGTATATTCTTTGTCAGCCGGCAATCAATCGGTTTAAATGGGAGCTTGAAGTTTGTTTAACTAATCTGAAGAAACTAGGAATCAAAGATATCGTATTGCTTTTCAGCAGACACGATGATCAGATTCCTATTTTTTTTGAGAAGGAATATGGCGTTGAAGTTCATGTGTACGATGATCTGCGGGACGACAAAGAGTATATTCCTTCGATTAAACCATATTTATGGTGGAAATATTTAGAAGAAGATCATTCGCGTGAGGACGACCGATATTTCTATATCGATTCGGATGTCATTTTCAATAAAAGAATTAATTTGCGCAAATTGCCTTCTAAAGATGATGTTTGGTATTGTAGCGACTGCTGTAGTTATCTAAGTCTTGATTATATTAGAAGCTGTGAAAACGGAGAAAATATTCTAAAAGATATGGCAAATATTGTAAATGTTAGAGTAGAATCTTTGGAAACTATAAACACTAATTCAGGAGGCGCACAGTGGGTTATTAACCGTCCTAAAGCGAATTATTGGAAAAAAAGGTTTATCTGGATTCTAATCGGCTATATCGCTACCTTAGAGGGCAAAAAACAAATGTACAGATTTGGACAGCCGAGATGTGGGCACAGCTTTGGAACATGATGTATTTCAATATTGGTCCTAAAGTTCACGAGGAATTAAACTTTTGTTTTGCTACTGATCCAATAGAAAAATTTAAAGAAGTAAAAATCTTGCATAACGCTGGAGTAACAACAAATGATGAAGATTTATTTTTCAAAGGGAGATACGTTACTTCCACGCCTTTTGATGAAGATTTATCATTTGTAAACAAGAAAAAATGCTCTTACGCATATGTTAAAGCAATTAAGGCGGTGGTTAGATGACGCCTGAACAAGTGACTGAAGAATTGCTAATAGCTGTGAAGGATAATATTTACGTTACCTGGAACGAAGAAGATGAGTCAATTAAAAAGATGATAGCTAAAAATGCTGTTTATCTTCAAAGTAAAGTGAGTACAACACTTTCTTTTTCTCCTGAAAGCTTAGAATACGGATTGCTAATCGAAAGATGTAGATACGACTGGAATCGTGCTTTAGATGAGTTTGAACAAAATTTCGCTAGTGAGTTATTAGGTTTCATTCAACATTATGCGCTACAAGAATATATTGCAGGTGATGGGAATGGCGAATAATCGTAGACTCGAAGAAACATTCAACGATGGTTGGTTAAAGATTTTGACGCAAACTACCAAAAGAAATGAACTAGGAAAAAAGATTGGTGTAGAAGATACAGAAATCACTTCTTTAAAATTTAGAAATCTTTCCATGAGAGATAGTGATATAACAGCTATGGATGCGATGGGATCGAAATTAACTAAGAAAGTAAAGACTCCATTTCATCCGATCGCCAAGAAATTTAATAAAGATCAATATTTTATCGTAATCGATAGTATGCGTTACAACGTTATCTATGCCGATTACGATAATTTTTATATCTATTTTTATCTTGAAAGTGTGGGTGAATATGGTTATTGATAATTCTAAAGAAAAAGAACGTTTAAATAAGCAAATTTCTGCTATCAAAACTTCCTTAGAAGAACATTTTAAGCTCAAACTCTTTCAAGACTCTGTTGGCGAGGATGAGCTACCTGATGATTTTAATTACTTCATTCTCGAAACAGGAGAAATAGAAATGATCACTGAACCAAAATATAGCGTGGGTCAAAATCTATATCTAACTTTCTATTCAGAAAATAGAGAAGATTTAACAGGAGATTCACTAGATATTATTTCATTGATTCAAAATCGTTCGATTCGTTTTCAGAGAATGGATCCCAACCATTTAAAACTAGAAAATCAAGATCGCTATATCGATCAATTGGTATTTACGTTTAGACGATTATTGAAGAGTGATTGTCATGGCTAAAAATAGTTGGGAGCTAAAAATAAATGGGCATGATGAACTTCTTGTGCGGATGGAACGCTATTCAAGCGAGAGTGAACGACTGATCAATGAAGCATTGAAATCGAAGGGTTCGGCTATTGCAGTGGATAGGATTACAGAAAAAATTCCTGTTTCTGAAGCAGATTTAAGAAGAGGACACCAACACGCAAAAAATAGTCGTCCACTTAAGACTCAATATATTAATTTGGGTTTCATCATTAGACCTACAAGAAAATTTGAGTATTTAAAATATCCTGATTTGGGGATAGGTACTTCTAAAAGAAATCAGCCAGACGAATTCATGAGAAGAGGATTAGGTCTTGCACTTGATCCAATTACAGAACTTCTGATTCGTCAATTCGATAAATTAAATAAATAGGAGGAACAACAATGGCTAAAACAACAACTGTAGTAACAACGTTCGATAACGTGAGTATCAAACGAATTGCTTTTAATTTTAAGAATGCAGAAAATGCAATCGCAACAGATTGTAACGGACAATTAGATGGCGAAACAGAAATGCAAACGGTGGTTAAAAAATGTGGAGCGACAGAAGTAAAATCAAAATCTAAACCAATCAATATGACGGTAACAATTACTGCACATGTACCGATGGAAGTTTATCGACGTTTCAATGGGTTGAAACAAGATGAACGTATTAAACCAGGCATTTACTCTTACGGTCCTGATTCCGTAGGCGAAGATTTCTCACTTGCTGCAGAGATCGTGGATGACTTCGAAGAAAATAGCAAGTTAGTTGGTATGTTAGCATGCACTTCGAATACAGGATTAACATTCTCTATTGAAAATGGTGCGGATGAAGTAGCTGCTTTAGAACTAGAAACAAAAGTTATGCAAGATGAATTTGGTAAATTCTATCATGAAGCAATTGTTGCAGAACTTGAAGAAGACTTAACAGATCAATGGATGACGAATCTATCTGCTGATGTGATTAAAAAGAGTTCAACAACCACTACTACAACGACTCAAGCTTAAACATAAAACGGAGGTAGCAAAATGAACGAAGATTACTCAAAAATTGAACTAAACGATGGAACAATTTTGAATTTAGAACCTAAACTGAATATCAAGAAATTATTGATGATCAATAGAGATTTTAACACAGACGAGTTTGCAAAAATGACTGTGGGAAAAGGATCCATGGATATTTCTGTTATTCAAGGTGCAAAGGCTGTGTATATTGCTTACCGCCAAGCGAACATGACTGATTATATTTCATTCGATGAATTTATCGATAAATGGGATTTTGATATGGCTACTGCCAGCTATATTTATCAATTGATGATGTTCAAACAAGCACGAGATGCCTATCAAAAAGAATTCGAAAAAGCAAATAAGGAAAAAAAGCTTCAAAAGTAAAAATGCCAAAGCTCTTAGTTGAAACGTGGGTCGATGTCTATTCGATGTTGACCGACGTTTTTTCTATGCCTTCAGATTTGGTTTTAAGCGATATCTGTTTAGATGACATTTTGCAAATGGCTTACAACAAGAGTGCTTATGAAGGATGGAAAAACTATGCAATAAACCAATCCCATAAAAACTAAAGAAAGGAGGTAAAAAATGGCTAAAAAGAGAACAGAAGCAGAAGTAACTTTCATAGCTAACGATGACGGATTGAAATCTACGTTAAAAGAAATCAGTGCTGAATTAACTAAAAATAGAGCAGAATTAAAACTAGAACAAGCTCAATTGCAACAGACTGGTTCTGAATCAGACAAGTTAGGAAGTAAATTATCTTCTTTAGAAAAGCAGTATGAATTACAAAGTCAAAAAGTTGAAGTAACTAGTCAACGTTTAGCCAATGCCAAAAAATATTATGGAGAAAATTCCACCGAAGTTCAGAAACTTGAAAGAGAACTGATTAATCAACAAACAGCACAACAACGTTTGTCAAACGAAATTGATAAAACGAGTAATGCACTAGCTCAAGCAAAAGGCGAAATACAGACGTACGAGTCTACAATGCAACAGTTGGACAGTGAACAGAAAAATGTTCAAGCTAGTGCTTCTCTGATTGAATCAGAATATAAAAAATGGCAAGCAACTGCTGGTCAATCAGCTTCTGAATCCGAGAAATTAGCGAAAGCCCAAGAATTTGTTTCTCAACAATCTGAAAATGCGGAGAAAACGATAGATATCCTAAGACGACAGTTAGAAGCTACACAGTCTGAATTTGGCGCTACATCCACAGAAGCAATGCAGATGGAAGCGAAGCTTAATGATGCTGAACGTGAATTTGAAGAGTTAGGACAAGCTGCTAAAAATGTAGATACAACTAACTTGGACGATATCGGAAGCAAAATAGATATGAATAATTTAATGGAAGCTTCTGACGTTTTAAGCGACATTGGCGATAAGCTTACAGAATTAGGGAAACAAGCAGTGGACTCAGCTAACAGTGTAGGTAGTTCCCAGAGTAAGATACAAGCTAATTTTGGTTTGACTAAACAAGAGGCTGAAGAATTAACGAATGTAGCCAGAGACATTTATTATAAAGGTTTTGGAGAATCGTTAGATCAGTCCACAGATGCATTGATTTTGGTAAAGCGTAATTTAGGCGATTTAAATAATCAAGATTTACAAAATATCACGGAACAAGCTATGGTCCTAGAAAACACCATGGGCGCTGATATGGATGAAACGTTACGTGGTGTAAATGGCTTAATGGTCAATTTCGGCTTGAGTGCTCAAGATGCAATGGATTTAATGGTTTCGGGTACTCAAAACGGTTTAGATAAAACGCACGAATTAGGCGACAATATGGCAGAATATAGCCAATTATGGAGTCAAATGGGATATTCAGCTGATGAAACGTTCGGAATGCTTCAAAATGGTTTAGATGCGGGTGCTTATAACCTTGATAAAGTCAATGACTTAGTTAAGGAAATGGGAATATCGTTAACAGATGGTCGATTTGAGCAAAACATGGATATGTTTAGTGAAAGTACTAGAAAAGCTTTTGAAGAGTGGAAAAATGGCGGAGGAACACAAAAAGACGTTATTAATTCCATGATTCAAGATTTTAGCAATATGGATGGTCAATACGACCAATTAAATAAAGCTTCGACAATTTGGTCTGCGCTTGGCGAAGATAATGCGATGAAAGTTGTCCAATCTTTAACTGATGTTAACCATACATTTGATGATGTTAGTGGATCTGCACAAAAAATGAATGAAGATTCTACTACTCCGTTGCAAGAGTTGAACGGGAAAATAGCTGAATTAAAGGATTCATTAGCTCCTATAGGCAACACAATCATAGATGCACTCGAACCAGTAATTGATTTTCTAGGAAAGATGGCTGATGCGTTTAATAATCTTCCACAACCAGTACAGGATTATGCCGTAGCAATTGGCGGATTGACTGCTGCATTTACTTTATTAATGCCAATAATAGTTGGCTTCATGGCTCTAGGTGGTCCTACTACATTAATAATAGGAGCAGTTATTACTGCTATTGCTGGAGTTATAGCAATTATAAAAAACTGGGGTGCAATTACTGACTGGTTTAAGGGAATATGGAGTAAATTCACTGATTGGTTGGGTGGTACTTTGGAAAGTATAAAAGAAGGTGCCTCATCAGTTTGGGATGGAGTCAAAGAAACCTGGTCTGGATTTGTAGATTGGGTTCAAGAAATTTGGCAAGGAGTTTCTGATTGGTTTGGAGAGTTATGGAGCGGATTAGTTGAAGGAGCTTCCAACATCTGGCAAGGAGTCCAAGAGACTTGGCAAGCATTCGTTGATTGGGTTTCAAATATTTGGAACGGAGTCAAAGAAGTATGGTCGATTATTTGGGCAGACATTGTAGGAATTGTTCAAATACCATGGACATTAATAACGTCATTGATTCAAGCTGGTATTAATATTATCGTGGGTATTTTTGATGTAGCTGGACAGTTATTAGGCACAGCTTGGCAAGCTGTTTGGACACCTATTTCTGATTTCCTTAAAAATATTTGGGATACTATGACACAATGGGTAAGCATCGCCTGGAATGGAATTGTAACTACATTCCATACTATATTTGATCCAATTGTGGCATGGTGGAACGGTATATGGACATCCATTAGTACTACGGCTTCAAATATTTGGAATTCAATTAGTGCAACAGCTTCTAGTATTTGGAACAGTATCAAGAATACAATCACTAGCTTGGTACAAGCAGCTGCTACAGTAATTCAAAATATTTGGTCAACTGTATCTAGTTGGTTAGGTGGAATTTGGAATTCAATCAGCTCTACAGCATCAAATATCTGGAATAGTGTGACAAGCAGTATAAGCAATGCTATAAATGCAGCTAAAAGTGCCATTCAAAGTGTTTGGAATAGCATATCTTCGTGGATTAGTGGAATTTGGAACGGTATCAAAAACACTGCTTTAAACCTTTGGAATGGAATTACAAGCACTATTAGCTCTAAAGTAAACGACGGAAAAAATGCAATTTCAAGCGGTTGGTCCAATCTAACAAGTATTGTTTCCGGCATATTCAATAATGTTAAAAGTACAATTGCTAACATTTGGGAAGGTATCAAAAAGACTGTTAGCGCTCCAATTGATTGGATTAGAGATAAAATCAGCAGCCTTTTTGATAATTTGAATATTTCGATACCACATATTCCGTTACCACATTTTAAATTGAGTGGGGAATTCAATCCATTGAAGGGAAAAATCCCAACGTTGGGTGTTGATTGGTATGCGAAAGGTAGTGTGTTTAATTCTCCGAATATTATCGGTGTCGGTGAAGCAGGGCCTGAAGCAGTTTTACCTTTGAAAAGATCTGTGCTGCAAGAAATTGGTGATCGTATCTTGAGTAGCACCTCAGTTTCATCTAGGGCACAAACGGTTCAACCTGTGAACAATTACGAATTCAATTTAACAATTGATGGTAACGCAGATGAAGTTACTATGAAGCAAACAACTCAACAAATCATTGATAACATTACAAAAGTTCAAAATGATAATGCTTCGGCATGGCGTTAAACAGGAGAGTATTTCTCCTGTTTTTTTAGTATTAAAAAGGATGTGAAAAAATGACTGATTGTATACATTCTATAATCGATGGATTTCCTGATTATTTGCATAAATTGGCTTTAGCTGAAAGACCAACCATACCTTCTCCAAAAAGACAGAGAGTTGAAACTTCTGTTTTAGGAAGGTTAGGTGGCTTAGTGCAAGATTACTCGTTTGAAGACATGTCGTTTACATTGCACTATAACTATTTAGAGGATGTGGAAGACCATCAAGCGTTCAAGCAATCGTTTTATATCATGCGTCATTGGTTAAACTATGCAAAGAAATTAGAATTCTCTGATGATCCCAATGTCTATTATGTTATCCAGACTATCGATATTGGGGATGCAGAAAACGATATCGTTGAATGGGGAGAGTTCGATGTAAACATTACTGCGAAACCATTCGCAAGAGTTCAAGAAGATGTGCCTATAACTGTAGATAAACCACGATCATTTAGCTTGCTGAATAATAGTTTAGAAGAAAGTTTTCCAAAGATTATCATCACTCCTTCAGCTACTTCATGCCAGTTCATCTTAAATGATTATGTGTTTAGTTTCGAAGGCTTAGTAGTAGGAACTGACGTAGTCATTGATAGTGATTTAATGCTTTGCTACGAAGAGCAATTGGACGGAGATATTTTAGATCGGTCCAATAAAATGAAGACCATGCAATATCCGACATTGCAAGTGGATATTAATCATTTTAATTGTACTGGTTTGAGCAAAATACAAATTTATCGTAACGGGTTAAGGTAGGTGAAATAGATGATCGATAATTTAATAACTATTTACGATAAAAATGACGCGAATAATTTAGCTGAACATTTATATGATACGCAAGGTTTAGGTGCTTTATCAGACTGGTTAACAGCTACTGTTAGCAATAAACTAAACGGAGCCGAGATATTTCAGGGTACTTATCCAATAAGCGGAACTAATGCAGATTTGATTGTAGAAGGACGTATAATTCAGTGTTATGTAGATGAAAATCGAGCAAAACAACGTCTACGGATCTATTATGCAAAGACTTCTGTAATAGGAAATACGATAGAAGTAAAAGCTGAACCTATTTTCAATGATATAAGAAAATCGGTGTTGAATAAATATGACAGCGGAACAGAAAAAATCACTGCTACTCAGGCATGGCAAAATGCAAAAGTTTTAGCAAAACCAGCTATTCCTTCGCAGTTTTCTTTCTCATCGTTAGTAGATACGCTTGCTAATGTGAAGATAGAAAAAGCGAATTTTTTAGAATTCTTTGGTGGAAAAGAGGGATCTATTCTAGATCGATTTCATGGTGAATTTCTAAAAGATAATAACACATTACGTCATGAAAAAAGTCTAGGTACGGATCATAAAATCAAAGCGATTTATACTAAAAACTTAACTGGTATTGACTTAGAGATAGATGCTCAAAGTGTTTTAGTTGGAGTTTATCCATTCATTAGCAGCTCTTCAGAAGGAGAAGACGAGATCACTCTACCAGAAGAAGTTATTTTCACGGATTACGTGGATGATTATCCTGCTGGATATGTTTCTTTTGTTGATTTTAAAGACAAAGCGACTGATGTAGCCACATTAAGGGAAGCTGCTAAAGACTGGTTGAAAACAAACATAGATAAACAAAAACCACAAGTGAGTGGTTCGATTGAATTAGTACCATTGAGGCATCAAAGAGGCTATGAAAAATTTGTTGATCTAGAAAAAGTTTCGATGGGCGACGGAGTAGATGTGTATCATCCACAGTTAAAAGTGAATATGTCAGCGAGAATCGTGGAATATACGTTTAATGTTTTAACTAATTCATACGATAAATTAGTTGTAGGAAACGTCAAAACAAACTTCTTAGAAAATACAGAGAATAATGTAAGCAATTTGATTAATGATGCCATTGATCAATTGAAAAATGGTGGCGAAATCAGTGATTTAATCAATGATATTGTAGATCATCAAACTGATATAATTACTGGCCAAGATGGTGGGTATGTTTTATTAGATCCTAAAGAAGCACCTAGTCGTATTTTGATTATGGACACGCCAGATAAGAATACTGCACGGAACGTTTTACAAATCAACAACGCTGGTATTGGTTTCTCTAAAACTGGCATTAATGGAACGTATGACACCGCATGGACGTTAGATGGCGGATTCAATGCCTCGTTTATTACAGCTGGTGAGATAGTAGGGATTACTATTAGAGGTACTACATTAATTAGTGATGGCACTGATTATAGAACAAGTATTGCTAATGGCAAAATGACTTGGTATTCAAAAAAAGTTAACAAAGATATTATGGAGCTAGAAGCACGTGATTATGTAAGTGCTGATGCCGGTATTGTATCATACACCATGAAAACTGGTGGTGGTTTCATGATTAGAAATCCACAAGGTAACTTGGTTTTTAGTACGTGGGATAATGGCAATAACAGACCGTTTTTATCTTTTGGTGCGCCCAATTTCAGGTATAGCAACGCTAGTTATATAACTGATGGCGACGGTAGTTCTTTAAGCATTAATGGTAGTGCGGGTAGTTCATGGGAGTTTAAAGTAGCTGGCAGGACTATGAAATTTACTAGTGACGGTATGCTAACGTTGCCAGGTTGTTTTTTTGGTTCATGGGAAGATGGGAAACTTGCAAGGTTTGAACAATCAACGGTACAAGTATATAAAGATTTTACTGTTAGAGGTACTAAAAACTCAACTGTACCGACAGAACATTATGGACAACGACTATTGAACGCTTATGAAACTCCAGAATATTATTTCGCTGATTATGGGGAAGCCGTCACAGGTGATGATGGTAAAGTTCGTGTTGATATTGACCCCATGTTTGCTGAGACAGTAAATCTAAGTCGATATATGACACATGTGACACCTACAGAACTAGTTTTGTGTGCTGTTACTCATGAAGATATTGACCATTTCATCATTGAAACTAGTAAGCCAAACGTATTAGTTAGATGGAATTTAGTGGCACACCGTCTAGGGTATGAAGATATTAGATTAAAAGAGGATACAGCATATGATAGCACAGTGCTTGACCAAAAACGTTTTTAAAACGAAGACAAGGAGGTATATAAATGGCTAGCAGTTTATATAATTTGGCTTTAGATTTCAGCAAAGAATTAAACTACACCAAAGCTATTATGGCTCGTCAAGGTGATAAAGGGATTACGGTGACTGTTAAACCGTTTCTAAATGGCTTGCAGATGGATACGAGTGGCGGAACATTTACTTTAAAAGGAACAACACCATCTAACCGTTACGTAGATAGTGTGGCAACTAGTGTAACTAGTGAAGAAGTCACGTTTTCTCTTAATGGAACATTTATGAGTGAAGCAGGATATTATAAACACTGCTATGTAGAATATAGAAAAGACAATCAAATTTTAACAACGCAAGATATCATTTTTTTCTCACTAGGAGTGTCTGACATTTCGCAAGGCCAAGCCGATGAATATGTTTCGCAATTAGAAGAGTTGATTCGAAAGTATAACGAAACTTTTGATGCTTTTATGGCTGAAATCGAAGGTAGAGTGGATAGCTTAAATCAACAGATTACTGATTTAACTGGTCAAGCTAAAACGCTACAAGACAAGTTAGATGCTCTGAAAGAAGAAATTTCTAAATTAGGTAACTTACAAGTGATGTATTCTAATTCATTGGATTTTGGGAACTATGACTATTCGGGAAGACCTAACTTGATTACTAATCTTTCTTATTCAGATATATCAACCTCATGGACACAAGAAGGTTCCGCACCTATTCCGCCAGATAAAAATTGGGTAACCGATAACGGAGATTCATTCACAGTTGACTTGAGCAAGTTTACGGGTAATTTTGGACTGTATTTTAATAACTTACCTCGACCACTAGTTGGTAAGAATTATGCCTGGTCAATAGAATTAAAAAGCGAGGAGCCTCTTGCAGGTAACGTTTTCTTTGTGAGACCAGTATACACAAATGCAAGTGGGATACTATCTGCATACGCCAAACCTATTAATACAGGTGCAACCACAGAAATGACTAGGTATTCTGCAACATATACAAACATTACTGATGTAATTTCTAATTCTAAATGTCAATCATTGCAAATGTATTTTCCAAAAGAATTACCAAGAACTAAGGTAACTATTAAATACAATATAAAGGTTGAACAAGTTCCTTCAACGAGTGATACGGCAACACCGTACCAGCCCAATTTACTAGATGACCCTTACTGGTTGGGTAAAACACCGTTGGGTGAGAACATTGCAAATAAAGGTACGACGTTCCCAATTAAATCTAGCGCGTACGAAATATATAAAGGTAACACGGAAGAAGAGCTTATAATAGGTCAAACGTATACTATCATGCTTAAAGGAACAAAATCCGCAAGTCAAACCTTTGTAGCGTATAATTATTGGAACATAAATTTTGGAGACCTAAAACCAGTTGAGGGATTGACAGACGTATGGTCTCTAACATTCACACCAACGAAACTTGAACCGGGTTTGCTTAAAGACCTTCGCATTTTTCAGTCGCCTAAAGAAACGGCCGGCGCATGTCAAATTGACTGGCTCAAGATCGAAAAAGGTGACACCCGAACCCCGAATATTGAACAATATAAATACCGAGGAATCGGCATGCGAGACTCAAACAATCCAAAAGATTATGTATGGGATCTAGCACCAGAATATGTCGAAGCTGAAGTAACTAAAAAAGTAGCTCAAGTTAATTCACAGTTGAAAGAGCATGTTAATGATACGAACAATCCGCATGAGGTTACTAAAAATCAAGTAGGCTTGGGTAATGTTGATAATTTTAGCACTGCGACTCAAACAGAAGCAGAAAAGGGCGAAGCATCAAATAAATTTATGACGCCACAAAGAACAACTCAAATGATTACAAAACGGATTGCTACAGATGCAGAAGTAGTAGCAGGAACAGATTTAAATAAGTTAGTTACACCAAAATCATTGGATATTTATTACAGAGACAGAACGCAAGTTGCGGTAGCTAGCTATGGTACTGAGGACATTGCTTTGACAGCCAAAGAGGAGCTTAGTGAAGCAAGTTGGAGATACAGACGCATCGGAGATATTGTAGAGTTTTATGGTAGATTTAAATTAAAAGAAGCTACAGATATTGTTAATGTTCATGAGCTTCCTACAGGATTTAGATTAAGTACTGATTTTGATGATACTTCTTGGAATGTACCTTTAAATATACAAAAAGCAGCTAATCCAACATCGTATGTAGCAGGTGCGTTTGTTGAACGTCAAGGAACGAACTTACTAAGAGTTGGTGGAAATTCATCAGGAAACCATTATGTGTCGGGGTGGTGGTATACCGATGACCCTTTCCCGACTGGCTGATGGTTGAAAATTTACGACTGTCAGCCCATAGAGGTGCACATAATTTTGCTCCAGAGAATACTATAGAGGCGTATAAAATAGCAATTGATTTAAAATATGGAGCAATTGAGTTAGATCCACGAGCGAGTTCTGACGGCGAATTATTTATTATGCATGATGATACTGTCGATAGAACGACAAATGGAAATGGATATATTGCTAATATGGATTCGGAACAAATTCGTCAATTGGAAATTGACACTTCAAATTATCCAGAATATAAAAACAAGATATTAAGGGTACCTACATTTGAAGAGTCTGTAAAAATAATTTCCACAGGAAATATAATACTGAATGTGGATGGATCAAAGATAGACTTTTCAAATACAGCAATTACCAAGAAAATGATTAATATTCTTAAAAAATATGAAATTTACCAAAATACATTTTTTGTTATTTCGAATACGTCTCAAAGATATGCGTTTAATCAAAGTTATCCAGACGCTACTTTATCTTGGTTATTAACGGATTCTAGCATGATTGATAATGCCATAACGGAAGTGAAAAGTTACCAGAAAGCACTCCTCTCTATTCCTTTAAATATAGTTACAGATGATATTTTAGAAAAACTGAGAAATACAAATATTTATTATCAAATATATAACGTGAACACTAAAACAGATTTAAATCACCTTCTTATAAAGAAAACACCTATGATAGAAACCGATATATTATTACCTTAGTCTTTTTTATTTGATATACTTGTTTTTGAGGTGATTCCGAAAGTGAAAAAAATATCAAAGATATTAATTATATTTTCCATTGTTTTAACTGGATGCGTTTACTCATCCAGTAGTTTGTTGAACCATAAAGAAACTTATCTAGTAGCCCATAGAGGCGCACATATAGTTGCTCCAGAGAATACAGTCGAAGCCATGAGAGAAGCCAAGTCACTTGGCTATAATGCAGTAGAAGTTGATGTAAGAACTAGTAAAGATGGAGTGAATTTCTTGATGCATGATGACACTCTTGACAGGACAACGAACGGAGAAGGACAACCAGAAAGGCTTACAATCAAACAACTTAAAGAATTATCGGTAGATACTTCAAATTATCCAAAATATAAAGACAGAAAAATTAATATACCAACTTTTGACGAAGCAATTAAAGAAATAAGTAAAGACAAATTAATTGTTAATGTGGATGGATCAAAGGGAGATTGGAATAACGATAAATTTGTTGGATCAATTGTAAATACTTTAAAAAAATATAATGTATATAATCGTTCTTTTTTCGTTCTTACAAATAAAAAAATTAGAGATAAGGTAGTAAAGAATCATCCTGATTGTACGGTTTCATGGTTATATGATTCAAAAAATAGCATTGATGATGATATACAGCAAGTTAAGCAATATAATAAAGCTTTGCTATCAGTATCGAATGACTTAGCAACAAGTCAAGTAATTGAAAAATTAAATAAATCTGGAATTATGTACCAGATTTATGGCGTTAATGAGGTTGAAAGATTCAAAAAGTTAAAATCATTAGAGGTACCTATAGTAGAGACAGATACAATTAATCCGAATGAAATATAGAATAAATTAGAATAGAAGCGTACTCAAACGAGTGCGCTTTTTATTTTGCAATGAAAGGAGGCTAGTTGGTTGAAAGACGAAGCAATACAAGACGTGGTAGAACGCTTAGTGCGTATTGAAACGAAACTGGATAATTACGAATCATTACGCGAAAAAGCGGAAAGTGCAAAAGATAGAGCGGATCAGGCATACTCTATTGCGCTTAATAATGCGGAAGATATCAAAGAAATGAAAGCCAATAATAAATGGTCGTGGGGTTACATGATTGGTTTAGGCATTACGATCATTGGCTATTTCTTGACTAAATTGTAAAGGAGGTGAGAAGAAATGATTTTACCAGATAAGTATTATCAAGTCATTAAATGGACGGTTTTAACAGTTTTACCAGCTGCATCTGTTTTAGTAGCCACGTTAGGAAAAGCATATGGATGGAATGGAACAGATATGACAGTACTCACTATCAATGCAGTAGCAACATTTTTAGGCGTTATCACTGGTGTGTCGGCTTATAATTTGAAAAAATAGGAGGAAACAAATGAAAAAGAAAATTACTATTACTGCGATGAGCCTGTTAACGGCTCTTTTTTTATTGCCAATTAATGGTTTTGCTTATACGATCAATAATGAATTTAATTTGGGCGCAAATGAAGGTAGCTCACAAATAGCAAATAATCAGTACATTTTACTGCATGAAACGGCTAATGAAACAGCAACAGGACGCAATGAAGCGCAGTATATGCAACGTTCATGGACTAGTGCTTACACTGCTTACATTGTGGGAGACGGCGGAATTGTTTATCAAGTCGGTCAACCTGGTTATGTACAGTACGGTGCTGGTTCGTATGCTAATGCTAACAGTCCCGTGCAGATTGAGTTACAACACACACATGATAAAGCAACGTTTGAGAAAAACTACAAGGCATACGTTGAATTAGCTAGAGATTCAGCAATGAAATATGGTATTCCATTAACATTGGACACACCTTATAACCAACCAGGAATCAAATCACATTTATGGGTAACACAAAATATTTGGGGCGATCATACAGATCCTTACGGTTATCTTTCTGAAATGGGTGTAAGTAAAGAAAAATTAGCCTATGATATTGCTCATGGATTTACCGATGAAAATCCAACTACTTCAGATGATAAACCAGTCATTGATCCAACTAGATCAGGTGCAGCAAATCCTACACTTACAGATGGAACAAATTACGCCCACATTGATCAGTTCGGAGAAATCGAAAACGCAAACTTGCATGTGGCTGGATGGCACATTGCTAACTATAAATACGAGTATATTTTCATTATGGATTACAATACTGGAAAAGAATTAGCTAGAGTAAGAGCTGACGGAATTTATAGACCAGATGTAAATCAAACTTATAATACTTCTGGAAATGTTGGTTATCATGTATCTTTCAATATGCGTAATTTTCCTAATAAGAAAGTATACGTTATGATGCGGGCAACGAATGATCCAGAAGGAAACACTAAAGGTGGAGCGCAAGATTTCCACGATAAACGCTGGTATTTAAATATTCCGCAACGATAAAAATAGCCCCTCGATGAGGGGCGGTACTTGGAATCATATATAACATTTTTGTTACAAAATTAATGTTATGAATATCACAAAATGTTGTTTTAATATCATAAACGTTTAACTTGAACTTACGTTCCCTATATGTTACAGTAATTCCATAATCCTCAAAGATTATATTTGCCGATGGAAGCCTTAGGACGCTTGTTTTTAAGGCTTTCTTTTGTTTTAATTGAAGTGGCAAATTATAACGAAATGAGGAATGAAAAATGAGACTATTGTATTATAATATTTTTGTATGCAAAAATGGAGAGAAAACAGATTACCCTATAGAAAAAATCATAGACTTTATAGCTACTAGAGATGCTAAGGTTAAATTAAGAAATTTAAGAAACGGGGATTACTCATTAACACAGATGAGAGAACCAATTCAGGAAAAGGAAACTAGAAATAGAAGTTTTTGGATTAGCAGATATCGTGATAAGAAACCATTAGCTGGTACAAGAGGTACAGATGAAGCAGAACCGATAGAGAAAGATGTACTAGAAACTTCTAATTGTTTGATTATCCCTAGTAAAAACTTTTTAGCTATGGAGTATTCACATCTAGGATGCAGAGCTAAATCACTTGAGCAGTACATTAATAAATTTTTATTAAATAATATTAATGATGATAGTGACAAATGGACTGTTGAAATAATAGAGATAAGAAAGAAAAGTTCAATTAATGATATTCAAAGTTCAAGTAATATAAAATCGATAACTGTGGAATTTGTTGTAACCGAAAACACTGAATGCTTATTAAGCTCTAATGAGATTAAAAATGATGATTCTGTAATCAGGACAGTTATAAATTCTTCTAATGAAACAGCTAAAATAATGCATGGAAACATAGCTTGTTTCTCTATAAAGAAAGGCAAGATAAAAAAACAGATGGATCCATTCAAAGTAGTAAAAATATTAAAAACTTTAAATTGGGATGCTGAAGAAATCCAAACAATAAAAGTAATTTTTGATAATCCAAGAACAGGTAAAAAAAATGATAGCGTTGATTTAAAACATGATAGACAACTACAAGACGAAATACTGATTGGAGACAATAGTAATGGCTTTGAATACTTAGCTAGAGAAATAAGTGATTTTTATTATGGAGATGGAAATAGAAAGGGATTGTCCAGTTCTAATCAGTATAATAAAATAGCAGTCAACTCAACTACAAAAATTGTTAGGGAGATATTAGATGAAAAAAAAGCTGAAGGGAATGGAGAACCTATGTATATCAATAATTGAAGATTGGTTATTAAAAATTATTTTAATGATATACTTTATATTTATATCTTTTATTGTATTTGGAAATTTTAAAAAATTAAATATTTTTTCAGATTTCATTGTAAATAATATTGGAAAATATTTAGCTTTACAAGATGGATCATTAGTCACCGTAGCTACAGTTTTTATTGGAATATACTTTACTATATATACTATGTTAACAACAATACAGTCTGATTCGATATTAGCTAGTTTAAAAGAAAAACATTTCAAAAAAATACTTAAGATTCTAACTATTGGCTTCGTTAGTTCTTTTGTTTATACTTTATATTCTGTATTTTTTAAAGTTTCTTACAATAATAACAGTGTTATTACGACATATTTAATTTTATTTTTAGCAATTTGTTTTTTTATCTCGGCATTTCAATTTGGTGTTTTATTAACTTTAATATTAAAAAAAGATATTTATGGAGCAATTAAAACAATTCAGGAAAGAAAAAAGGCAGAAGAAGAACAAAAAGTGCGTTATGCAAAATTAGATAGTTTTTTGGATAGAGAACAAGAAAAAGAAGATAGAATAAGAGCAAAAGAGGTAAGCAAGAAAATAAAAAAGTAACTTCCTAAATATAAAACCTCAACCAGTCATCTTTGGTTGAGGTCTTTTTTCATTTTTTTCTGAAAAATCTAATCAAATAATAGACTAAAAAATAACCATGTGAGATAATGAACATAGAAAAAAGCTTCAGATACTCCCTCACCCTAGAGTCTTTCCCCAAAAAGATAAGTATCTGAAGCTTTTTTCTTTTTATGACTTGGAAATAATAGCATAAAATAATATATTTTACAAAGAATAAGTACAATCTAGTTTTTTGCTATTAAATGTGTAATAATAAATATGCCATCACAACATGAAGAATGAAACCCATTATTATCTAGTCTATGTCCATTCTTTTTGTTTGCAGTAGTTGTGATGGCTTTCCGTACTTAGCTCAGTTGGTCAGAGCAAACGGCTCATAACCGTCCGGTCGTAGGTTCGAGTCCTAAAGGGTACCTTAATGTAGCCATTTGAATCGTTATGTGTTAGAATTTTTTTGAAGAGTATTATACAAGCTAAAGCTTTTCTTCATTGCCACTCAAATGAGTGGCTTTTTTATGTATCCTTTTATGGATTAATGAAAGGATGTTTCACATAGTTATACTTCTGTATTGGATAGGCTACAATTAACTAGACAGAAAAATTAAGGTGTGTAGACTAGAAGAAAACATACCAGGAGGAATTTTTATGTCTAAGAGAACACGAAGAACTTTTTCACAAGAATTCAAGCAACAAATCGTCAATCTTTACTTAGCTGGAAAGCCACGTGTAGAAATCATTCGAGAATATGAACTAACGGCTTCAGCATTTGACAAATGGGTAAAGCAATCTAAAACGAGTGGTTCATTCAAAGAAAAAGATAATCTTACGCCTGAACAAAAAGAATTGTTAGAACTACGTAAAAGAAACCAGCAATTAGAAATGGAAAATGATATTTTAAAGCAAGCAGCGCTGATATTCGGACGAAGAGACAAGTAATCGATGCGAATAAGCATCTTTACCCTATATCAGCGATGTGCAGAATATTAGGTCTATCACGTCAGTCCTATTATTATCAATCAAAACCAAAGAAAGACGAATCAGAACTTGAAGAAGTAGTCGCTGAAGAATTTATCCGCAGCCGAAAGGCCTACGGCTCAAGAAAAATAAAAAAAGCCTTATCAAAACGAGGCATTCAGATCAGCCGACGAAAAATTAGTAGAATCATGAAAAATAGAGGATTAAAATCGAGCTATACTGTTGCTTATTTTAAAGTACATCATTCTACTTGCAATGAAGCCAAAACGACAAACGTATTGAATCGTAAATTCTTAAGAGACAACCCATTAGAAGCGATCGTAACAGACTTGACTTATGTACGAGTCGGGAAAAAATGGAATTATGTCTGTTTCATTTTGGATCTGTTCAATCGAGAAATTCTCGGCTATTCTTGTGGAGAACATAAAGATGCCGTTCTAGTAAAAAAAGCATTTAGCCGTATCAAACAACCTCTGACAGAGGTTGAGATTTTTCATACTGATCGTGGAAAAGAGTTTGATAACCAAGCTATTGATGAATTATTAACAACTTTTGACATCAATCGATCATTGAGTCATAAAGGCTGTCCTTTTGATAATGCCGTAGCTGAATCAACTTATAAGTCGTTGAAGGTAGAATTTGTCTATCAATACACATTTGAAACCTTACAACAATTGGATTTGGAGTTATTTGACTATGTCAATTGGTGGAACCACCTTCGGTTGCACGGTACACTTGGCTACGAGACACCGGTTGGTTACCGTAACCAGAGATTGGCGAAGCGAATCCTTGATAATGAGCTCGGATGTGCTAACGCTAGCGAGGCAGTCTAACTTTAACTGTTAGCTCCTGCCGAAGATCGTCACATCCGAGGAGGCTCATTGTCAAGGACAATCGGAATAGCATACGGAAAGAAGTTCTGCACCTTATAAAATTTGTCAAAAAAACTGTTGCCATTCCAGTATATTTGAAAAGTTTTACTTTGATTTTTAAATGGAAAGACATTTGGGTTATATTGTGAGATAATAATAAAGAAGAGTTTAAAGCGTTCCCCAAAAACCACTCCCCCATAAGTGTGTTACGCTTTAAACTCTTTTATATTTGAAGCCATTAAAAAGCATACCATATAACTGTAAAAAATAATGGGAAAAAGACTTATAATTGGAGTGATAGTTAATTAGTGACTTATTTTTGATTTTATAGCACTGATACTATAAAATATAGATATCATCATATTACACAATCTTAATACTAACTTAAAAATATCTCCTTTTATAAGTATGGTGATAAAATCCGTTCCGGGCTACCTTTTTAGGTAGCCTACTTTAATCTTTATATTTTTCAGGATCAACAAAAGTATACTTTACATAGTCAAATCGTTTATGTTTTGCTCTAACATCTGGAACATTTGTCACTACATCAAATAAAAAATAGGCATCTAGGTTCATTCTGGTTTTTGCTGCCGGAATTTTAAAGTAGTTCTTATTAGAATAGTAGAGATTGATTAATAAGCTTTCTTAGATTGCTAAAAAGAAAACTTCTGAATCCCATACTTTATAAAAATCTTTGATAAATCTATTCGAAGGATCAAATTTAAACCATAATTGTGTCTTTCCTTCTATTAAAATATCTTGGTTATACGCATCTTCTTTGAAATTTAAGGTAATTGATATGTATCCCGACCAAATATTAGGGTTGTTAGAAATTAAAGATCCTAGTCCTAGTGATAATAAAATACCAGATAATTATACAGCGCAACAGTATATTGAAGATATTTACAATGTTAGATCTGAAATACAAAGAGTTCTAGATAGAATTGAAAATGAAATTGGTAAGATAATGATGGAAATGGAAAGATCGTGATAAAGTTTTTGTTACTATTTTTAATAATGCAGCAAAAAAATATTGCCACCATTTTGCCACCGATGACTGAGGTTTTCTCAGGTGTTTTGAAATGACCTAAAGATAGAAGAGATTATTTAGTTCCTTTATAACCTTTAATACTAGAAGCTTAGAGACTATCTTAGATTAATAGAGAATAGTACAGTTAGATTATTGCGAAAAGAAGCCTTCATGGCCGTTCTGAAAATGGATGAGGAAGAAAGTAAGAAGTAGCAAGGAATTTAGGAGTTTCTTAGCTTCCAAAATTTGTGAAATTCAAAAATATTCGCCCTATGTTCGCCCAAGTTTTTACTTGGGCGAATTTTTTGCATTTTAAATCAAAGATCTTTTCAGACGTTGGGCGAAAATATCAACAGCTTCATTTTTCATTTTTTTGGTTACATGTGCGTAAGCATCCATAGTAGTAACTAATCTAGAATTACCAACTCGAGCCTGGATTTCTTTTGGGTTTGCCACCGGATTGTTACCGGTGGCTTTTTTTGGTAAAATTCAAGAATTTTTTCTTAAATTCTCCATGATATCTATCGTTTCAGTTTTTATCTTATTTGTCACATGAGAATAGGTGTACATCTAATAATGCCTTGGATACCTTGGAATCAGTGGATGAGTTGGAAACAACTTTGGATTAATCAAAAGAATCCATGTATAAACTGAGTTATGCCGTTTAAGTTAGCGCAGAATCCCTAGCTATTTAAAAAATGGTTTGGCTAAGATCTCTCAAAAAGAGTATTTATTCAAATAACTTTTTAGAAAAATAATTAGGCTAGAAACAAAAGAAGCCAGCTACAAGAGCTGGAAAAGTTAATTTTTTGTATTCAGATAAATTAATATACAAATAAAAAATACTATCGAAAACACTAACCCAACTAAATAATTGGATAAAAAAAGGGGATCAGAATCTGAATCATCCCAAATCTTGATCATGAAATAGATAAATGGGAGGAATGAGACGACCAATAAACAATCTTTTTTACGCCATATTTTCAAACAACTTAGAACAATAATTTTATATGCACAAGTAACCCAGAATAAGATTTTACTAATAAATAACAAAGTTATATCCTCTTTATTTTTTCTCTTTCCCAATATATTTATTTTATCACTATTTATTTATTATGAGAAAGAAATGAGACTAAGGGGAGAAGTCACAACAAAGTTTCTGAAGAAGAAATATAAAATGGCAAATCGGCGTGTTGTTAATGCGAGTGAGGCTATTCGTAAGTTTGGATTTCTATATTAGATAATGATCGTCAATGGGAGGGAACGGAATAAAAATAAAAGACGGATTTTACGATAGTAGTCATGGTATTGATGGTTAAATACTAGATATGCCGATAAAGTACCCTAATTAATTCGGATTGAAAGAATGATGAAATGCGATAGACAGCAACGGTTGAAAAATAGTAAGAACAATTAGGAAGAGTTGAAATTCACATCCTTGTTTTTACTATTTCCGTTGCTGTCTATCAATTTATAAACATCAAAGTTATGTTTACTTAAAATATATCAATTGCTTATTGTCAAAGATAAATATAATACGCATCAGCTTCCGAAGTAACAGAATTTACCTTATGGAGTCCTTCTAATTTGATGTGGAGTTCATTGGCAACTTCTTCAATATATTTGTTAAATATCCTATTTTCTAATTTTAAATAATTAGCAATCTCTATAGAAATAACTTTTTTACGTTCTTTTCCTATAAACTGAATATTAAAATTCCTTATAACGTTGTTTCTATCACTTTCATTAGGAAAGCTACTTCTCATTGATACATATTTTTTTATAGATGCAAGAGTGCTTTTTATCATTTGAAATTCATCCATAACTTCACCTTCTCTAATTATTTTAATTTTAATTTAATTATACATGATACTTTTGTTTTTAGCCATTTTTTTGCTGAAGAGAAGATTGAGGTCATTATGCAGGAGAAGAATGAAGAGGCAGCTAATTAGTCAAATGAAAAATTTGATAAAACAAATCAAACACAGATTACAATAAATGGTCGTTTTTGCAGTTTGATCGTGTAAGATTTGTAAAATAATAAAGCTAAGATAAGCACAGCGGTTTCTAGTAAGGCGTATTATGAATTGATCCACAACAAGATAAATCAGAATTTTATTTAAATGAGTAAAAAAAGAGAAAATAAGGCACTTAAAGTCTAGCGACTACCGTTAGGGGAAAAGATAAAAAGATTCTTTTCATATTTTTTAGTTACATAGACATTCAGAAAAAAAGACAATCAACTAGTGATTGTCTTTTAGAAAATTTCCAATTATTTTTGTGATATTACTAGAAAATGAGACAAGAGCAAGACCTAAAATATTTATGAAAAAATTGAAATCTAAAAAAATAGCATTAAGTATAACAAGAATCATTCCGGTGTATAAAAATATATTAGCATTAAGTTTGTTGATAAGCGTCATTTTTCTTCCTCCTATCACTTTTAGATAAGAGTATCTCTTATTTATTTTATAGTCAATACCTTAATAATAAGTCGACAGAAACAAGAATTAAGGAGAAACAGTTGGATGTCAAGTGATAGTACTAGTATAAAGACAAAAACAACAAGTGAGAAAATTTATAGTTATAAAAGCAGAAAAATTAATAATTCTTATAAAGATATCGCAAAACAACGATAAAAAGAATAAGAGATAAAAACAACCCTACTACGTAAAAATTTAATGCTGAAAGCGATTGATAAAATGTATGTTTTATTATTTTTATTATAAAAAACGCAGATGGTAAAAAAGAAAGCACTAATATAATCGCTTTTCTAGAACGTTTAGTGAAGTAAAAGAAAGAGATGACACCAATACAGACTGGAATCCAAAATAAAAGCATACTAAATATGACCACAGCATCATCTCCCATATAGTCTTATATCAATTAGGATAATAGCATTTTATCAACTAATAGCCAACTAATAACCAAATAATAAGAAGAATAGTTTCGAATGAATCACAGATACCTCAAATTAACAAAATTAAGAAAACACGAACTAACTGCAGCGAAAGCAAAATTAAAAAAAGAATACGGAGCTTCTGCAGAAGAAACATATAAAGTTGCGAAAAATTGTATTGCTAATATAATCACACTGCAAACATTTTGTTTAAAAACGGAAATAGTTAACGAAGAACAAAAAGAAACTAGATATTACTCGATAAATTGATAGAGAGATCATTCATTGAAGGTCTTTCTCGTTGGTTAATCAATTATTGTGATTTTCTGAAATTTCACATCTTTTTTATTTATATTTAAACCGTATATCGAGTGATTATCCTTGTGTTAGCATTACATCCGTGTTATAGTAAATAAGTAATCTAATTTGAAACGTAATCTGAGCGATATATTCACACTATAAAAACTCCTTTTACCAAGTAATATTAATTGCAATAAAACACGTATTATATACGTATCAGGAGGAAATATAT